GGTTGTATTTATTCCAGTAGTTCCAAATGTCATAGCACCACCAGAACCGCCAGTACCTCCACCAGTTATAGTAATCATATCACCAGTTGTAACTTTTCCAGCTGTAATGTTACTCATGCGAATGCCTCCAATCCAATGCTTATTTCTTGTTCATCATCAAACATCCAATCTAGTCGATCGATGTTCCCGCTACTTACAAATGCCTTAAACTTCTCTTTGTTAATACCAAGTTTGTTATCTAATCTTAGGTCAATGGTCTCGTTGCGAGCATCCCAAAGAACCTGCCACTCAATACCATACCAACCATCTTTCTCGCACTGCATAATTTCTTCTGCTTGTCGATCCAGATAGTATCCAAGATACCTTCCATGACTCTTTCTGAAAATCTTCTTGAAAGAACACAGGCAGGTTTCCATGGTGAAGTAATCTATCTGACTCGCCAGTGCAGGAAACCTTTCTCTCATCTCAACAATAATGCTGTGGCTATGTGATTCAAGGTCTGCATATTCCGCTCTAGTGAGTTTTCTATCAATATCGTCAGCTTTGCCAAGGGCAAGAAGTAATCCATTACGATGAGAACGGGAACCATCATAATCATCCAGCATGAGACTAGTAGGCTGAATAGGAACACCAGCAGTATGCTTGAGGTGCTGTAGATAAAACCAAGTGGAATATCTACCAAATTTGTGAAGACTGTTTTTAAGTACAGTCCACAGCGCATCAAAGTTTGCTTCCTTGTCGGTGCCATAGTAGGTTTCAAGTCTTTCACGTTGTGTTCCAGTTCCAATAAATTCTTGGTATGATGCGAACATGGTAGGAAGATGTCCTTTGTTCCACTTCGTATCAGTTTGATATCTTAGTCTTTTATAATTTGCGGTATTCCACTGAGTCATGCGGTCAACAGTTGCTAGTTCGAAGTCTGGAAATTCATTCATCAGTACCCAAGCAGTTGGGAGATGATATGTGTTTCCATAAAGCCAACAAAGCCACAGACGCTGTTCATCGTTGTGTTCATATCTCTTGTTTAGATAATTCGTTGCCCATACTGCTGGGTCACAATCATCGTATTGAAGTGACCATGCGTACCAGCGAATGAATGATTCTCTTGAGTTGTTTCTATGATCCATAATTTATTATACTACGAAAAGACTTGCAGGTCAAGATTTTGTTTCGTTGCAATATCAAAGATCTCAACGCACCCACCTTTACCTTTCTTGTGAATTGCATTATTGATCATTGAGTCATGGTAGTCATAGTCGCCTTCTGTAAAGGTATTACCATCAATGCGAAAGATTGACAGTTGACAACCACTCTTTTGTTTACCCCAAAACTTAAAACCAATCTTCTCATAGAAGCCAACTGCATCAACCTCAGATGATACTCTAAAGTATTCTGCTCTGCGTTTCTTTACCTGACGCAATGAATCTTCACATAGGACTTTGGCTGCACCTTTACCTCTATGCTTTACAAAGGTATGAAGTAGTTGAAGGTTGGCAACGTAGGGTTTACGCTTTGAGATTGTAGTAATGATTGCAGCCATTAGTTCGCCACTATCATCAAACGCACCCCAACACTCATCCCATTGCTCTTGCATGTCTGCCTTTGCCACGAATGTACGAGCAAAGTTATCACCCTTCTCAGATGATATGGCTGCAATGAATTCAGCACGTGAACATTTAGACAACTTCAACGTATGTCCTCACTTTCTCGCCACGATCTTCTGGGTGTTTTGTTTTCTCCCAGCCGATGAATTGTGGTAGACTCCAAATCATTGGAGGGAATGTGTAGTTGTTTTCTGAAATCATTTCAGCAACAGTTGGTCCATCATTCAGTGCAGCATCAAGAAAGTCTTGAACGAATCTAAAGCATGACTCAAGTTCATTGCGCTTCAATGTTCCACGAAACAAACGAAACTCAACAGTGTCAATATGCTTCAATGCGTACATGTTGATTGCGAATCGAAATGGTCGACCCATGGATACGCCATCTTTACCAGCAGCATGCATCTTAATAAAGGAATCAAAGTCAGTTGCGAGATTGATAATGTTATCGCTCATGTAATCTGGAATCGGACGACCACCATCAAACTTCAAATACATCTTGGCACCTTTAGCTCCACGCATCTCATTGTGCTCAAAGAAACCATACACATGCTCAATGGTAGTGTGCTGATTCTCTTTGATGTATTTGGTCAGTCGCTTCAATGCATTAATGTCATCTCGAAGTCCAGGTACTCTGCAGTGTATGTGTGAGTGGCAGGTTGCACCAACAGTAGGTGGTGTACCATTATCTTCAAAGAGTTTCTGGATTTCGAAATAACGATCGACCTGTTCCATCCAAGTTCTGGTTGGCTTGGTATTAATCTCACCACCGAATGGAGGATCGATACCTAATGGGTCAGCACATACGTATTGGTATGGCTCTCGTAGATTTATGATATCTCGTTCACTAAATTCCCAAGTGCCAAGATGTTCTGGAATTGAAAAAGAGCGAGGAACATCTCCCCACTCTATTTCCATACCGTAAGTAAATTTGTTAGATTCGTATTGTTTCAGTTTCATAGTCTACCTGTTGTAAGTCCTTATTATTTACACCTACGTTTTCAAGTGTCATTACATTTCGTTCATCAACTGTAAGGTATGTATTGAATGGAACCTCAGCAGTATTGACTAAGCCAGCACGAACAGCAATGTCCTCAGTAGAAGTAATTATAGTTCCACCATCAATTAAAGTAAAGTAAATTGGACGCTTGCCATTTCTATAGAAACGAATCTTCTTTGTTGCCCATAATTCACAAACAGCCAATGATGCATTGGACCAATGGTCTAATGGAGACTTATCATCTTCCAATGACTTGAGGATTAGCTCAGTGTCATTTTTGGTTTCACATTGGTATCCATACTTGTCTTTCCAATTCTCTGGAAGTTCTTGTGTGATCACTCCATTGTGAACCACCGAAATACTATCATTGTTAATTGGTTGATTATATTCAAGGTCAGAAGTGCTGTAACGACAGTGCCCAACAAGGTAAAGATTACCGTCCTCATTTACATAATCCCAAAATCTAAATGCAAACTCAGTTGCTGGGACTGGTAGTTTGTCTGTGTGTATCTTATTGTGCTTGACATAAGATACTCCTGTGGCATGCATTCCTCGAATACGAGATTCAAAGAACACACGCTTCAACATTGCCGCATGTTTCTCATTGAAGTTGCGGATTACTGCACCAACTACTGCGCACATCAAAAGAATCCTTCAAGTGAGGATGACTGTTGTGCATCTGGATGATACTTGTAAAGTTCTTCTTCACCCATCTTGTCACGCAGGTAGTCATACCATTCTTCAGAATCCCACATGCCTGGACTTACACCATTCCACAGTGCACGATTTTCTGGATGTTCTTTATTGAGTCTGCGATCTTCAACAAATTGGAAACGAGTGTCTTCATATTCTTTTGACCCCAACTCAAGCATCTTCTCACGGAAATAACAAACCAAAGAAATACGTTCAGCAATCTCATCATGGCAGATGATTGGAGTATTGCCATGCATGACCTCATGGTTGTTGATCAACAGCAAGTCACCTGGACGAACATTAACTGCAACACGATACTCTGGTGCAACAAGATAACAACCAGAGTAGTTACCGTTGTTTGAAAGAGTCAACAGGTTTGACAAACCACTATTCAAATCGCCAGCATCAAAGTGACAAGCAGTGCGGAATGTTTTGTTCACAGTGATAGTTGTAAAGGGAGTTTCTGGAACCAAGAATCCAGAATCAATTTTGCGTGCAGCACTCATTTGGTTTTCATATCTCCAAGGCAAAAGATCTTTGAAACCTGTGGAAAGACTTTGAAGGAATGGGAATGCCATTTTAAATTTGTCAAATTGATCACGAGTGTAAGATGTTGCACGACCATAAGGAATGCGTGGGTAACGATCAAACCAACCAGCAATACCAGAGTTTACTGAGTTTGCATAGGTAGTCATACAGATTAGTTTCTCTGCTACGTATTCTGCTTTCTCTTTGGCTTCATCTGGTGGAAGTTGCTTCATCGCATCAACCCAATCTTCAAACTTAAAGTTCTCTTTCTTTACACGCTCGATTGACCAGACACGTGCACGATTAGATGCACCATCTTTCTTACCTTCATACTTCTTGCGGACTTCTTCAATTGGATCTTCACCAAACAAGTTCTCTGTTGGCTTTAAAAACTGATCAAGCATTTCGTACTCATACTCAGTGACCCACTGACGATTACCCAAAGAACCTTGACGTGGTCCAGCTGCAATACCACGATTCTGAGTTTCAACTGCAGCTTCTCTCAGACCAGCATATGCTGCATCTTGTTGTTCTTTACTGAAGTAGTTCTTGCGAAACTTAAGAACGATTCGTTCTTCAGAGTACGTCATCTCTGGATGACCAGGAATCTCTGGCATGTATACATCAATATCTTCTTCAATGAGAAAGTCATAATGACTTTCATCTGGAAACTGACCCATCATGTGAGTCATGTCCAGTTTATTTTCAGCTACTAATACCTTTACCATATCTTTCTCCTAAAACTTAAATCCGTTAAATGGGGCACTACCATTACTATGTAGTCGCTTGCCAAAGTCACTTTTATCGAATAATGGTTTGTCATCATCTTTTGTACCAGCATCAGTCAATCCAGTTTGTGCAGATGCTTCAACATCATACAACTTCATCTTGGCTCTATCAATACCAATCACAAATCGTTTGTAATAGTTCGGATCGTTGTAACGATTCTTCAACTGCTTTACAATGATCTGATTCAGTTGTTCAAGTTCTTCATTCGATACCAAGGCAAACATGAAGTCGGCAGTGGCTGGCAAACCAAACGATTCCGAAGTATCTTCAAGTCCTGGATCCGAGTTCGTAAATCCTGAACGAGTTGTTTGGGTAGCTGACATAATTGGAACATTATATTCAACAGCCAATCCACGAAGTTCTTCAGCAATTGTCTTTACATATGTATAAGAGTTTACGTTGGCTCCCATTTTCAATCGTTGACTTGCGCAGATATTCAGGTAGTCAATCATCACAATGTCTGGCATGAATTCACGTTTCAACTTCAACTCTTCCAATAGTGCTCTGAAATGACCAGCATGAGCAGAAGCAGTTGGATACTCTTTGACAATCAAGTGTCCCTTAGTTTTCTTGGAGATCTTCTCAATACGTGTATCAAAGATGTCCTTGTCAATTACCTTCAGTTCATCCATGGTTAGGTTAAGAAGGTTTGCGTCAATACGTTCAGCAATGCGTTCCTCAGCCATTTCCATAGTTATGTATAATACATTCTTACCCTGCATCAAAACACCAGCTGACACATGACACATGAACAATGACTTACCAACACCAGTACCAGCCAGTGCAATGTTTAGAGTTTTCTTGCTGAGTCCACCTTTGGTGATTTTGTTAAACATGTCAAGGTCGAAACTAATTTTCTCTTCAACCCTGTGATAGTAATCAAACCTCTCATTAGCATCTTCGATATAGTCATGACCGACATGATTATCAAAGCAAACAGAGAGAGCATCAGAAAGAATAGAAGGGATAGCGTCTTGTGTATTAACTTTATCATTACCATCGATAATCTTGATTGACTTGAGGATTGCATTATACACTGCCCTATCTTTACAAAACTTTTCAGTATTGGTCAACAACCATTCTTGATTGGGTTCAACATTAGTTAGAGTTCTGGCAAACTCTTGCATCTCTGGAACTTCTTTGTCAGTGAACCCAGTCATGTTACCAATCTCAATGGCAACAATGTCAAGTGACGCTGGCTTGTTATACTTTTCAAAGAACGTAAGTAACAAAGAGGCAATTGCTGCCTCCTTGCGGTCTGAGAAATACTCTTTCTTTAAATGCGGAACTACCTTACGGCAATACTCTTCACTCTGAATCAGATTCGATAATATCGCCTGTTCTATTCTCATCGTCAACACCACCTGTATAAGTTACATTATTTTTTGCTAATTCTTGATGAAGCAGTTCTTGAAGAAGATCTCCAATATATTGTTCAAAGTCTTCCTTGACAAATTCTTTTCGTTCATCAAGTGGATCATACAAGATATCGTAGTCAAACACCATGGTGATCTGATCATTGGGGTCATCTTCTTCAAAACTAACTTTACCGTAAGTAAATATTATACCTGAATACGGATCTTCAAGCAACTTTATTGCGTCAAGACCAGTAGTCTTACTTTCTACGGTAATGTATCTTAGGTTATTCATCGTCATCTATTGTTGCAAGTTCTGCGTCAATGTCTTCATCTTTAAGGATTTCTGACGAGCCAACCTGATACTTGTTCTTTACAAATTCAATGAAGGACTTTTGCATTAGGATAGGCATCCAGAATTCTTTGTTGTCAGTATCCTTTAGGCGATACTTCTTTTCTTCAACGACACCATCATCGTCTACTTTAGAGTACCATCCATTAGAGGGTTTGACCACATGCTTGGATTCAAGCGCAATGTCAAGTAGACCAGACCAACGACTGATGCCACCGTCATGATATACAGTAACAGGTATTTTAGATTTTTCACGCACGTACCTTGACTTTTCTACGTTAATAATAAAGTTGTAACCGATGATCTCAGTTCCTTCTTTCTCTTGTTGACGACCAATGATAAAGATGTTATCAGCAGAGTAGTAAGAACCAGTACCACCACCAACGATTGCTTTGGGAAACATACCGATTTCCATGTAGGTATGATTCACAACAATCAATGGAATATCTTTTAGGTTCAAGTGTGGAGTTACCATACGGAACAAAGACTTCATCTGCTTGGCACGAGTCATATCACCAACAGACTTACCTTCCAATGCATCTTCTACTTCTTTCTTAGACGCAAGATTACCGATAGAATCAATAACAATAATAAGATGGTCACCACGTTCAACTCCTTGTAACTGCTGCATGATGTCAAACTTCAACTGCTCAACATCAGTCAATGGAGTATGGATAACTCTATTGGTATCAATACCAAAAGAATCGAAGTATGCCTGTGGCGTTCCAAACTCTGAGTCATAGAACAACATGGCAGCATCTGGGTACTTATCCATGTAAGACTTTGCCATGAGCAAACTGAACGCAGTCTTGAAGTGTTTCGATGGACCAGCCCACATTGTAATACCTGGAGTCAGACCACCATCAAGGCGACCAGACAAAGCAATGTTGATTGCTGGTACGCTGGTAGGAATCATATCCTTCTTAGTGAAGAATTTTGATTGTGAGAGAACAGCTGAATCTTTGATCGTGCTGTTCTTTTTAATTTTATCTAGAATGCTCATTTTAACCTTTCAGGAATTCAAGAAGTGCCTTCTCATCCATGGTACCAGTTTTGCGCTTCACTTCAGCACCCTGATCATTGAGAAGAATGATTGTTGGGACAGAACGAATATTATATTCTGCAGAGATAGATCCACATGTATCGATATCATGTTCTTGAATGGGGATTTCAATTTTATCTTTTGCATTCTCGATAACTTGCGCAAGACCTTTACATGGACCACACCATGATGCGGAGAATTTTAATGCTTTCATCTCTATCCTTTTAAATAATTATACTCTACTTTTTATTTGCAGTCAACTTTTTCTGTGGCACATCGAACACAAAAGTAATGCGTGTGCAATCTCCAATGTTCTCAGTGCCATGTTTAAGTTTATTGTTGAACCACAATAGAGTTCCTGGCTCAACATCAACGTACTCATCGCCAACGAAATACCTATACCTACCTTCTATTGACAGATGATACCTGTCTTTGTCTTGGTAGTATGTACCCTCATCTATATGTAGTCCAACTGTACCACCAACTGGCAGTGACAGAAAACCACAACGATAAAACTTACCGAAGTGTCTCTTTAGGAATGCAACGATCTCTGTGTGGCGATCATAGGCTGGTGTTTGAATGCATATGTTAGTGTCTCCAACAAATTCTTCTATCTTTGTTACACCACCCATGACCAGCTGCAATACTCCAGCCTGAACATCTTTATATCCACGATCAAGTAGTGTCTCAGCTTCTGCAATCTTGCGCTGACCACCCCAATCTTCTGGATACTTGTCCAGCTGTTTCTTTATCTTGGAAACATTGATTCCAGTTTTGATAATGCGAATGTTATCCAAAGAAATCCTCCAGTGAAGACTTTTCTTCTACAGACCAACCCAATGGTTCAATGACAGAGTCAAGTGCATCAAGGAAAGTCTTTTCAAATTGTTTGTCATAGTCAATGAACTGATGCAGTCCAAATTCTTTTGGTAGTTCTTGTGAGAATGCAACAACGTCTTCATTGAAAGGATTCGGTTTCTTAACATACACAAAACGAATCTTATCACCATCACGAATCAACTGATGTTTCTTTTCAAGACCTTGTCGTTTGATGTAGTGATTGAACAAGAGAGAACCTCGAACATGTATCGGAGTACCCTTTGTATATATCGGTGAACCAGCGTACTGCTTCATACCATTCACACCACGAGGAAACGCAATGTCTTCAACAGGAAGATTGTTGAATTCTTTTCGGAACTCAATTATGTATTCTTGAAGTACCTTCTGATCACCTTTGAGGATAACCTCAATTGAATCACGCAACTTGTTACGAATAACCGCAGGTGTAGAGGACTTGACCATCTCAAGTCCCATAACTTTGATCTTAGGTTTCGCATATTGAACACCTTCTGAGTTGTGCACATTAAGAATGTATCGTTTCTTGGCAGTCCAGATACCTTTGTCAGCTAGAACCTCACGCTTCATCTGCATCTTCTGCGAATAAGCATTCATGTACTCGGCCAGTTCTTGATAGCCTTTGTCGATGAATGGTTGGAAAACATCTTCACAGATCTTGTCCATGAATTTGATTTTCTGATCATCAGTCTTTCCAGCACAGGTACTCTCAACCAGTTGTTCAAGAGAAAGATAAATCGAATCCGTATCAATGGCAATCACAAAGTCTTTACCCTCAGTCTTGAGAGTTTTGTTCATGAAAGCATTTAGCTTGTTGGCCATCCAACGAATCGATAGCTGACCAGAAGTTGTAATACCCTCAGCCATACGTAGATCGAAGTATCGGAAGTACTGATTACCCATGGCACCATAAGCTGAGTTCAACGCAATCTTCATGGCCATCTGCAGGTTGTTCAGACGAGATATCTCCTTCAGCAAGTGAACCTTGGATTTATCATTCTGATATTCCTGTTCAATCTTCAGCATCTGCTTCTTGAATTTGCTTCGGTCAATGTACATCTTTTCCATCAACTCAGGCATGAATCCTTTGATGTCTTTGCGATAACACCAACCATTTGCAGTCAACGAAAGACTTCTGCGTTGAGCATATGAAGTATCGACTTCTTGATTGAGTAACTTCTCAACAGTGCAAGGAAGTTTGTCATGCGTCAATGTTTCGGGACTGATGTTATATTGCATGATCAAGTGAGGATACAAACTGTTCAAGTCAAACGAGGCAACCCACTTATGCAATCCAAGAATAGGATCTTTAACATACGCACCTTCAAACTGAGCATCTTTACCAGAACCAGTCTTTGCTGGAATGGCAATCATCTTTTTACGCAGGTGATTGTAGATGATGGCGTCCCACATACGAACCTGAGAGAATACATCTTCATAGTTGATCTTGGCATTGTACGCCATGGTCAAGCAAAGTTCGATCAGACGCATCTTGTCATCAAGACGATAAACAAGTTCGCTATCTCGAATGTTATACTCAACAAAGATCTGCCAGAAGTTTGTGTAGGAATCTTTGAATTCCTCTCCAGGCAACTCAAGTTTACCTTCACCCAATTCTTCTTGAGCGATATAGTCCAGACGATATGACTCTTGCTTTTGATAAGTAAACTTCTTATACAGAGCAAGGTAATCTAGATGCGCAATGCCTTGAATGTCATAATGAATTTCTTCATTACCTTTGATGAAGGTCTTGCGTTCATTCAGGTAGCCCCATGGAGAAAGTTTCTTTGACATGGACTCACCAAGTTCTCGATCGATACGACGAACAAGATATGGAATGTCAAAGAACTCAGTATTCCATCCAGTGATGACATCTGGATAGTTATCCTGCCACCAGACAATGAATTCTTTTAGTAGTTGTTGTTCATCACGACAGGTTTTGTAAACAACATCGTCACGATCATGGACGAATGGCTTTGTGCCGAAAACTGTAATCTGTTTTGTCTTGCTATCTTTGATTGAGATTAGAAGAACCTCTTCATTGGCAAGTTTGATATCTGGAAAACCATTTTCTGTTTTGGTTTCAATATCCATGGCGAACACACGAATGTTATCCATGTCAAAGCGAATGTCACTTTCATAAGTGTCGCTGATGTACTGACAAACGTAGTTCGTGTTTCCGTAGACGTCAAACCCTTGCACATCTTCGTAGCGTTTGACGAAGTCTCGGGTTTCCTTTATCGTTCCTGGCTTGATCTCATCAACGACAGTTCCATCAAGAGTTGACCATTGACTGGTTTCTTTCTTGGATGGAACATAGAGTGTTGGGAAGAAATCAATTTTACGAGCAAAAGGTTTTCCATTCTCAATACCTCTGACGCACATTCTGTCGCCAAGGGGAAACACATTTGTATAAAATTGCATTAAGTTTGTTTTCCGTACATTAGTTGCATTGCGTCAAGTGCGCAATCGTGGACTGGATGATGTTTGATTACAGCTGCACGATTAAACAATGGGTGTTCAACTTCAACATATCCATTGGTAGTTCCGTAAAGAATATCGACTGCTGTTCGCACATCCCTCCACATATTATACCCAGTAATAGGTTGCATGTCAAGTTTCTTTGCCAGACTATCTATTACCATTTGATCAAGAGAACCTCGTGCCCACATTGTCTGCTTCTGAGCATTTGGAATCTTGTTCATGTAAGCATGCAGTGTGGCAATTGCATCCTCAGCAATCACATCAGTTGAGTCTGGATCGAAAGATACTTTCTTAACATACTCATGCTGGTTTGCCCACCATTCAATTGTACCAATGTCAACTGTTCGACTTAATCGAACACCTTGATCTTTGGCTTTGATCTTTACAAAGCATGCGTTATCAAGTAGATCTTGATACGTTGGTCGCTTCTCTGGGTCAAAATGAATTAACGCTGCAGATAAAACCACAGCGTTAGATTCAACACCCAATGTTTCCACATCGAATATAAACATTAATAATCCTTAATTTCGCCTTCTTTTGTAAAGAAGTTTTTCATTTTCAGTTCGTCTGACCAACCAGAGCAGTAGTCATTATCTACATCAGAAAGAGCAAGTGCTTCTTCAAGAGTAACAACCCTATCAGATATAATTGTTTCGCCAATCCATTTCTGAGAAAACTCTTTTGCTTCTTCCAGGGTAACTGTATCTAGTGCATACTCTGGGTGCGCAGCAGGTGCTTCAACCATGTAGCGCATGCGGTATGTGCCAATGGTTTCAACAAGAACCCATACCTTATCTGATTCTTCGGGTTGCTCTAATTCTTCGATACGTGAATTTAAAATACTAACTGCAGTATTGTAATGACCAGTGCCCTCAGTATTTGGGTTGAACCTGCTCAAGAGAACATCACGTTCTTGTTTTAGAAAATTTATATATTCATTACTCATCATTATCACCTTTTATTTCCAATGCTTTGTTTAAAGATTTCTGCGCATGACGCA